CTATATATAAAGCAACCTTCCTAAAAGAATATTCAAACCACGATGTCCATATAATAGCCAATGAAAATGGAAAGTTTGATGAGCTTCCCTTTAAACCTGAAAAGATACACAAAATAGGATTTAGTGCATGGGTTAACAATTACTCTTTAATAGAGGAAATAAAACAAGAAAACAATTGCGATAAGCTTTTTCTTTTTTGTTGTGGACCTTTTGGAAATATGCTTTGTCACCAACTTCACGAATCGAACAAAAACAATATTTATATTGATGCAGGATCAACATTAAACCCTTGGCTACAGTCTGAGGGTTTTGCTAGGGATTATTATTGTAAAGGTTATTTTGCAGACAGAAAATGTACATGGGAGTAAAAAATATAGTTTATTCACATTCTGATTACTTTGACGTTCTAGAAATATTTTTAGAAACGCAGAAAAGATTTGCTATAGATAATATAATAATTTTTTCAGATAAAGAGTTCAACAAAACAAATCCTCACGTATTATATGACCCATCAAAAAGCTATTCTGAAAGGCTAAGAGAGTGCCTTAAGCAACTTGATGATGAGATTATTTTGTATCAGCATGAAGACATGTTTCTATATAAAGACCCCTCTAGAAGAAAGATTTCTGAATATATAAAAACTCTAAAAGATACCGATTACTCTTTTGTAAGGTTATGTAGAACAGGTAATTGTGGTTTGCTAAAATTAAAAGATTACCAAACACTTTACGACATTCATCCACAGTCTCCTGATTTCTTTGCTGTTCAACCAACACTTTGGAAGCGTGAAAAATTTATTCAGTTCCTAGAAAAATCTGGAGACTTATCGATTTGGGATCTAGAATTAAATGGAGGTAAAATAGAACACGGGATGAAAGGGCTAATGCACTTTGCTGAAGAAAGTTCAAGAGGTGGACATTTTAATTCAAAAGCATGGCCCTATGTAGCTACCGCTATAGTGAAAGGTAAATGGAATTTTAAAGAGTATTACTTTGAATTAAATAATATAGAAAAAGTAAGAACAAGCCCAAGAGAAAGAATTTTATGAAAATTGTAGGATTAGCATGTGGAGCGCATGATACAGCTTATTGTGTTTTTGAAGATGGTAAAACCTTAATTCATGAGGAGTACGAAAGGTTTTCAAGGGTAAAAGAAGAGCAAGGCGATGTTTTAAAATTTTTGTTTGAAAGACAAGAAGACTTAGATGATGTAAAATATTATTCTCATTTTTTTATGAGGTGGCAGGGGGGCTTATCCAACATGTATCCAGAGAGCTTTTCTCAGTTACAAAAGAAACTCTCAAACAATGATGCAGAATATATGGAAATATCTCATCATAAAGCTCATGCAGCTAACGCATTTTTTTCTTCAAATTTTGAAGAGGCATTAATTCTTTCTTTAGATGGAGGGGGTGAAGAGTGCGATATGGTTGGCAATAAAACACATGAAACTTGTGCAGCCACATACAAAGGAAAAGGCAACAAAATACAGAAGATTAATGATATGATTCCGCTAGATATAGGTGGAGCTTGGTCTTTAATAACTAAAGAAGTATTTGGTCTTTCAAATGGTCCTCCGATTGGGAACCAGTGTGGTACAGTAATGGCAATGGGAGCAGTAGCAAAAGATCCTCAAAAATTTGTAGATCAAATGCGAAACTACATGGAATCTAAATCTAGAGGTGACTTTGAATTTTTTAGAAGTTTAAGCGAGGAAGATAAATTTAATTTAGCAGGTTCACTACAAATAGTGACAGAAGAGAAAGTTATTAGTCTTTTGTCCTCTTGTGAAAGATTTGAAAATTTATGCATTGTTGGAGGTGTTGCTTTAAATGGCTTAATGAATGCCCGTATTTTAAATAAATTTGATCACATAAAAAATATTTATATACCACCCATACCTTATGACGCGGGATTAGCCATAGGCTGTTGTCAGTATATTTATTATCATATGCTTAACAATACTAGAATTATATCAGATCAAAATGAAACACCTTATTTGGGAGTTGAATATTCTGAAGATCAAGTTTTAGAAAGCATAAAACAAAATAAAAAGATTTCATATATAAACGCTTCAGATGATGATGTATTAGAATTGCTTAAAAATCAAAAAATTATATCTATATTTAATGGACGCTCGGAATCTGGTAGAAGGGCTTTAGGAAATAGAAGTATTTTTGCTGATCCCAGAAGTCCAGATATGAAAGATATGATAAATGAAAAAGTAAAACACAGACAGTGGTTTAGACCTTTTGCTCCAGTTATTTTAAGAGAGGATGTCAAAGATTGGTTTGTTAATGATGTTGATTCTCCATACATGAACATAATATCTTTGTTCAAAGAAGATAAAAAATCTAAAGTTCCAGCTGTAGTGCATCATGATGGTACTGGAAGATTTCAATCAGTAAAAGAATCGGATAATTTTTGGCTATACAATTTTTTAACTAAATGGAAAGAAAAATCAGGAGTTCCAATTTTATTGAATACAAGCTTCAACGACAGAGAGCCAATAGTTGAAACTCCAGAAAATGCTATTAATTGTTTTTTAAAAACAGAAATAGATTATTTGTACTTTCCCGAACATGAAATAATTGTAGAGAAATGTCAAAGCGATGCGTAATAATACAAGGGCCAACTCATGATTATGAAAGAATGAGAAAAGCGTGGAGTGGATTTGACATAATTTACTCTACATGGGAAGGGGAAGAAGAAAAAGGCTACACAGAATCAGATTGTGTTATTTATAATAAAATGCCTAAAGAAAAAGGCCCAGGAAATATAAATTTACAAATTAAAAGTTCTTTAAGTGGATTAAAAAAAGCGAAAGAACAAGGCTATGATTTTTGTTTAAAATGGAGATCAGACTATATACCTAAAAATGCAAATAAATTTTTTGATCTTTTTGACGAAGAAAAATTAAATTTTATAGCTTGGTCAGAGCATAGAGCATTTCTATCTTACTTCAGGGCAAGGCACGGATACCTGATAGATTATTTTTTCTCAGGTAAAACAGATTGGCTTATCGATATATTCAAGGAAACAAAATTGCTACATGAGAATATACCATTTGCTTTTCCTGAATATAAAATTACTTTAGCTACATATAAAGTAAAAACCGATAATAAATTAAAAATTAATTATTTATTGCCTAAAATAACATCAGAAAACGAATGTTTTTTTATCAGAGAGGGAGCAGATTATAACTCTAGCACTTTAAATTGGAAAAAAGAAGAGTACTGGAACAATATTACAACAAGGAGCAATGTATGGGCATCAATTTAATATTTCCAGTGGCAGGGGAAGCTGTAAGATTTGGGGGTACTTTTAAACCTTTTTTGAAAATAGGTGATGTAAGTTTTATAGAAACTACATTTGAACCATTTAAAAAATGGATAGAAAACATAAACAAAATTTATTTTATATGTACCGCTGAGCAAGAGAAAGTTTACAGCGTATCATCTAAGATAAAAGAAAAATTACCATATGATTGTGTAGAAGTTATAGTTATTCCTAAAAAAACAAAAGGTCCATATCAAACGCTAAGCAATGGTATAATGCTAGCAGACATTAAAGGTGAATCAATAGTCTGTGATTGCGACCATAGTTTAAATGTGGATGAAATATTTAAACATGCTTTGAAAAATCAGCATGATTGCATAATTCCAACTTGGGAAATAACTAAGGACGAATGGATGAACTGGTCTAAGGTTGTGCTAGACAAGGACTCAAACATAAAAATGATTTGTGAGAAAGAAAGAATCTCAAGCGATGATTACAATGTAAAAGGCATAATTGGTTGTATTTATTTTAAAGACATACAAGACAATTTTAAAAAAGATCACATATATGTTTCTGATTCTTTGCAGGAACTTTTAAAACAAAATAAAAAAATAAAAGTCACTAGTACCAAAAGCGCATCTTTTTATGGAGATGTAAAAATGCTAGAGAATCATGTAAACAATCTCAGAAAAAAATGTTCTATATTTTGTGATATAGATGGAGTTTTAATATATCACGATCCCCATTCAACAAGCGATATAGAAACAAATAAACCAATACAGGGGTTTGAAAATTTAGGTAAACTTAAAACTTTAGGACATAAGATAATTTTAACAACTGCAAGAAGCGAAAAATACAGAGACAAAACCATAGATCTTCTATCAAAAATAGGTATAGAATATAATGAGTTAGTTATGGGTCTACCTGCTGGACCCAGGCTTTTAATAAATGATCATAAGCCATCAAAAATATTTACAAATCAAGCAAACAGTCTAGAGCTAATCCGAGACAAAGGAATAAAAGACCTAGAAATATCTAAGTATTATAAAGAAAGTGACACAGAAATACTTAAAACATTCGATGGAGGCTCTTTTGCTAAAACTTATTTGCTTTCTAACAATGTCGTCAGGAAACACATTATAAAACAAAAGGATCATATAGTACATTATGACAAATTAAAACGACAAGTAAGTGATTTAGAGAGATTCTCTTTTTTGTGGCCAGATTCAACTCCAAAGATAACTAAACAAAAAGATACAGATTTTGATTTTAGCTTTGACATGGAATATTTAAAGCAACACAAAACTGTTGCTGATATCTCTTGTTTAGATGAAAAAAAATTAGCCATAAACAATTTGCTGGATGGCATGAACAAAAATGTCTATTCTTTAAGAAAAGAAGTAGATGGAATATCTTGGGTAACAAGGCATTACCAAAATAAAATTTTCAGCAAGTTTGATTCTTATTGCAAAGATTTAAATTTAAATAAAATAATTTTTAATGAATTTATTTATATAAATAACGTAAAATATTTAGGACTTAACAATACTTTACTTGCAATAGATAAACACTTAGTCAAACCTAATTTCATTAGACCTATTCATGGCGATTTTACCCTAGAAAATGTAATGTGGGATGGATCTTCAATAAAATTGATAGATATGGACGGTTCAGACATTTTTGATGCAGCAGAGCTTGATTTAGGTAAAATGTGTCAATCAATCTTCTCTAAATTCAATGAATGGAAAAATATTGATATAAATATTTCTAAGAATGACGATCAATTTGAATGTATAGACAAATATTTTAAATTAGATTTAGATAACCAACTAACAAACGATATAATATCTCAGTGGTCAGTCATACTAAATGACGACAGAGACACTGTTATAAATAAAGGAATATTCTATATGAGCATGTATTTTATAAGATTTGTGCCATTTAGAATGAAAGTTAGTTCTGATCATGGAATTTTTGCATTACTAATGGCCATTGTTTGGCTAAACAAATTAATTAAAAATGAAAGTTAAAAAGTATTACGACGGAGTAAATATAGAAGAACATATAGATTTAGTAGATGGAGTTACTACAAATACATCTTATGTAGCAGACGCAGATGTCACCGACTATAACGCTTTTATTGATAAATCTATTGAAAGTTCAAAAGGTAAACCTATTTCATTCCAGGTTACTGGTCCATCTTCAAGCTCGATCATAAAACAAGCAGAATTAATATGCCAAAAATCTGATAATGTTTACGTAAAAATACCAATCGTACTGCCTAATGGAGAATCTACTAAAGATTTAGTTGAGGGTTTAAGCAAAGATGGTTTTAAGGTAAATGTTACCTGCATACATACAGAACAGCAAACTATTGAAGCATGCAATGCTGTAAGTGAAGAAACAAAATCTATCATATCACTTTTTGCTGGAGGTCTTTCAGATTCTGGAACTTATGCCAAGCCAATTTTTGATAAAGCGAAGTCTATCATAGCAGAAAACACCAATAAACAGATTTTGTATGCTGGGTGTCAAAGAGTTTTTTCTATTGTAGAGGCCGAGTTATGGGGAGCTGACATCATAACTATCCCAGATGGTGTGATGAAAAAATTAGATAGAATGGATTTCGATGATTTAGAAACTTCCATAAAAAAATCTCAATTATTTTTCTATGATGGAAGCAAATTAACATTCACACATTAAAATGAAGATAGCTGCATGTTTACATGGTTTGGCTAGAGGTAGCAGCGTAAAAGCTGATGGAGCCTACTTGGAAAAGTTTCGCACACTTTTAAAAGAAATAAAAGGTGCAGACATTTTCATTCATTCCTGGGATGACGATATACAAGATGAGATAGTACAGATATTTAATCCCCTGGGTTATATATTTGAACCTCAAAAAGATTTTAAGGAAGAACAAGATTTATTTAAAGATATAAATTTCACAAACAATACAACAATGGCTCAAGGTAATTTGTTTAAAACTTTGAGTTTTTTGTTTTCTAGAAAGCAGTCAATACAACTTAAACAAAAGTATGAAACAGAAGCTGGATTCAAATACGATGTTGTTTTAGTTAGTAGGTTTGATGTAGGACATCATAAACAAGGTTTAAATAAGACAAGTCATTTAAAGTTTAATCCTAATCAGGACATGACTAAAATATATCAAGCTTATTGGGACCAGACCAATGCTGGCTCTTCAGATCATTGGTTTTACAGTTCCTCAGAAAATATAGACGTTGTATCTACAATGTATGACAAGGTTTTTGAATATCTTAAGAAAGATAGTGAATACAATAAAAAATGTAAAGAAGGCTGGCCTTTAAGCTGCAAACTAAATGAATTCTCTGGAGAGCTTTTTAAAAACGAACGAACTAAAAATTTAGCAACTTATATAACTGGTGAAAATTCTTTAATTAATAACCATTGCTTATATAAATTTTTCTTCATGGAAAATGGTATGTGGGATGGCCATAAATCAGTTTTTTTAAATAAGCACTTATGGAATGATTGAATTAATTATATTTGATTTAGATGGAGTTTTAGTAAGAGCTAAAGAGATGCATTTCAACGCTTTAAATGAAGCCTTAGAAAGTGTAGATCCTAAGTTTTCTATCTCATATAGTGAACATCTAAACATATATGACGGATTAAAAACAAAAGACAAGTTAAATATATTAACCGAGAAGAAAGGTTTACCAAAATCTGAGCATGAAAATGTTTGGTTGAAAAAACAAAACATAACGGCACAAAAAATAAATGAAATTGAAAAAGATTCTAATCTAGTACAGTTATTTGAATTTTTATCTAATCATAAATTAAAAATAGCTTGTTGCTCAAATTCTATAAGAAGTTCCCTAGAAGGAGTTTTGCAAAAGCTTGGTCTTATAGATTTTTTTGATTATATATTATCCAATGAAGATGTTTGCAAATCAAAACCTCATCCAGAGATGTATTGGCAGACAATGATAAAGTTTGGAAAACTATCAGAGCAAACATTAATTGTAGAAGATTCTCCTCACGGATTACTTGCAGCTCAAAGATCAGGGGCTAATATTTTAAGAGTTAAAGATCCATCTGACTTAACAGTACAAAAAGTAAAATCAAAATTAAACATAAAAAAACAACTTATGAACACACGCTGGCAAGATAACAATTTAAATGTTTTGATACCAATGGCTGGAGCTGGTAGTCGATTCCAGGCCGCTGGGTATACTTTTCCAAAGCCCTTAATTGAGGTTAGAGGTAAACCTATGATTCAAGTCGTTGTAGAAAATTTAAACTGCGAAAGCCCTCATACTTTTATAGTACAAAAAGACCACAGAAAAGAATATAACTTAGATACTCTTTTAAATCTCATAACCCCAAAATGTAATGTCATAGAAGTTGAAGGGATGACCGAAGGGGCAGCTTGCACCACACTTTTAAGTAAAGAAATTATAAATACAGATCAACCTTTACTTATAGCTAACTCTGACCAGTACGTTCAGTGGGACACGAGCGAATTTTTATATAAAATGCAAGAGCAAGATGCAGATGCTGGCATTTTGACTTTTAAATCTACGCACCCTAAATGGTCTTTTGCAAAAGTAAACGATGAAGGGGATGTAACAGAAGTAGCAGAGAAAAAACCTATTTCTGACATTGCTACAGTTGGAATCTACTACTGGAAAAAAGGCTCTGACTATGTAAAATATGCTGAACAAATGATAGAGAAAGACATTCGGCATAATAATGAATTTTATGTTTGTCCTGTTTTTAACGAAGCTATAGAAGATGGTAAAAAAATAAAAACATTTGACATAGAAAATATGTGGGGATTAGGTACTCCAGAAGATTTAGATTTCTTTTTAAAAAACAATTAAATGATTTTAATATCTCACAGAGGCAATCTTCATGGCAAGCAGCCAAAAAAAGAAAATACAATTCAGTATATTAATGAAGCTTTAGACAAAGGCTTTGATGTAGAGATAGATTTGTGGGGTAAAGATAATTTTTTATATTTGGGCCATGACGAACCAGTTGATTTAATTGATCCAGTTTATCTCAAAAATCCATCTTTGTGGTGTCACGCTAAAAATCTAGAAGCAGTCGTTCAACTGCAATACCTAACAAAAAAGGGAGGATATAATATACATTATTTTTGGCATCAGAGAGACGACGTAACACTCACTAGCAAAAATTACATATGGGCATTTCCTGGAAATCAACCGATAAAAAATAGTATTGCCGTTATGCCTGAAACATCGAATGATAAACTAACCGACTGCATAGGAATTTGCAGTGATTTTATAGCACAGTACAAATGAAAAAAATAATAGTAACAGGAGTAACAGGGCAAGATGGTAGCAATATGGTGGACTATCTTTTAGAAAATACCACTCACACTATCATTGGAGGAGCTAGAAGGCTAAGTGTTAAAAATCATGACAACATTATTCACTTATTAGACAACCCTAGATTTTTTCTTATTGATTTAGATGTAACTGATCCTCAGAATGTAGACAGAGTTATAGCTGAGCATAAACCATATTACTTTATAAATTTTGCAGCAAATTCCTTTGTAGGCACAAGTTGGAAAATGCCTACCCAACACATGGAGACAAATGCTTTAGCCGTGTTACATCAGCTTGAAGCAATAAAAAGACATTGCCCACAGTGTAGATATTACAACGCTGGTTCTTCTGAAGAGTTTGGAGATGTCATAACTGAACCTCAGACAGAAGAACACCCACTTAGACCCAGGAGTCCGTATGGCGCTTCTAAATGCTCTGCTAGGCACTTAGTTAAAGTTTATAGGGATTCTTATGGTTTATATGCCATTCAAGGCTGGCTTTTTAATCATGAAGGCGTTAGAAGGGGATCTGAGTTTGTAACGAGAAAAATTACGCAGAACGTTGCTCGGATTAGTCATGAGTATGCTAATAAAAAATCTTTTGAGCCATTGAAACTTGGTAATGTAGACTCTAAAAGAGATTGGAGTGATTCAGAGGATTTTATGGATGGTATATGGAGAATGTTAAATCAAGAGAAATATTTGATTAATATTTGGAGAAAAACGCCCGATGATTACGTATTATCTTCTGATGAGACACATACAATTAGGGAGTTTGTTGAAGAGGCATTTAATGCAGCGGGATTCCATAGATCAATGTGTAGATGGGAAGGAATAGACGAAGATTGTAAATATTTTCATGGTGATGACTTACTAATGGAAGTTGATCCGCAATTTTATAGGCCAGCAGAGGTTGATTTACTTTGGGGAGATTCCAGCAGAGCAAGAGAAGAGCTTGGGTGGAAGCCTAAAACTAATTTTGCGGGGCTAGTTAAAAAAATGGTTGATAATGATTTAAAATTGCTTCATAATAATTAGTGCTTTTAAATAAAAGAGAGATACTTTTTCGTTTACTTGACGTACCAGAAAAGGGTAGAAGACCTTTTTTTGCTAGGGAGATGAAAATGCTTAACAATCTCATAGAGAGATATTCTCAAGAATTTATGTCTTGTATATCTTTTGAAAATAAATTTGATTCCCTAGCGTACTTGACAAGCCCGAAACTTAAAACTACATTAGACGAAAAGTTCAGAGCTTTTAATTTTAGAGTAGACTTTTCTAAATATCCAAAGTATAATATAGGTAAAAAATTTGGCAAAGATGCTAAAGTAAAACTTAAGAAAAAAACAATTAAAGACTTTTTAGATGAGTGATATAAATCCAGAAAAAATATTAGAGAATTTCTTGAAAACAAACAAAGAAGATCATTATAATTTTGAGGTGGAGGAAAACTATAAAGTTTCTAGTGGCTCTTTGCAATTTGATGTGGAGCTTGGAGGAGGCTTCGGACCTGGGTTACATAGATTTACAGGCATGAACGAAGGTGGCAAAACATCTGAGTCATTACAGGTTATGAAAAACTTTTTGGAAACCATACCTAACTCAAGAGGTTTTTATATCAAGGCGGAAGGAAGGCTCTCTCCAGAAATGAAAGAGAGATCTGGCCTTAAATTTGTAACACAACATACTGAATGGGAGAATGGTTCTTGTTTTGTTTTTGAAAGTAATATTTATGAAGCAGTCGCCGAGATAATAACAAAACTGATTGATCACAATGAGACAGGGATAAAGTACTGTTTTGTTTTAGATTCTGTTGATGGCTTAATATTAAAAAATGATAAAGCCAAAGGCTATGAAGATTCTGTAAAAGTTGCGGGTGGAGCGGTTGTAGCTGCTACATTCATGAAAAAAATGTCCATTAAATTGGCTAAAAGAGGCCACATGGCTATTTTTGTTTCTCAAGTTAGAGCTGACATAAAACTCGACCCTTATAGTAAAGCGCCTGTTAGACAAACCACAGCTACAGGAGGAAATGCCCTTTTACATTTTGCTAACTGGATTATAGAGTATGATCCAAGATTTGCTGGAGATCAAATTTTAGAAGACCCAACAAAAAAGCATGACCCAAAAACTAATCCAATTATTGGAGTTCACGCTAAGGTAACAGTAAAGAAATCTCCTAATGAAAAAACAAATCAAAGGATAACATACCCGATAAGGTATGGCAGAAAAGGTGGTACATCTATATGGATTGAAAAAGAGATTGTAAATCTGCTGGAGTCTTTTGAATTTATTAAAAAGAGTGGCGCTTGGATAAGTATCACTGATGATTTTAAAGAGCTTTTGTCAGAAAATAAGCTGGAGTTCCCAGAAAAAATTCAAGGCATGAATAAGGTCTTTAAATACATAGAAGACAACCCAGAGCTATGTAATTTTCTTTTCGATTATTTTAAAAAATATATCCAAGAGATGTCATAATGAAGTTTATTGATGTCTATGGCCGAGAAAGAAATCTAAAAAACGCAAAGAAATATCTCATAAACTGGGATAAGCCTAGCAGAAGCAAATTTCAAACTAGGGTAAAAGATTTTTTGCAACCATTTTGGATACATGATATTGTATTCGAAGAATTTAGAGTCGTCGGAAGTAGATTGACTTTAGACTTTTATAACGCTAATAAAAAAATAGCAGTAGAAGTACAAGGAGAGCAGCACACAAAATATGTTAAATTTTTTCATAAAAATAGATTTAAGTATTGCGACCAACTTAAAAGAGATGAGGACAAACTTCTATTCTGTAAAAGCAACAATATAAAACTAGCAGAAATATACCCGCAAGACGAAATAACAGCGTCTCTTTTTGTGGACCAACAAATATACCTATGATAGAAGACGATGATGAAGATGTAGAATTTAGCATTCCATCTGAAATGGTGGATAAACTATATGAATTATCTGGAGGCATCGATAAATACAAAGGTATTATTATGGCAGTATCCTCTGAAAATGGGCAACCTTTGATATATCAGAGGTTTGATTGCTCAATGACTGAGTTAGCTCTTCTAAAAGCTTTAGAAGGTTTTATAAATAGAGATGAAAAACCAGAAGAAGAATGATATATTCTTACGAATTAGAAAAGCAGTTATTGGCGGGTCTTTTAAAAGATCCTGCATCATTAACAGAGATATGTAACTTTATATCTGTTTCAGATTTTTATTCTGATCAAAGTTCACTAAATTCAACGATCTTTAGAATAGTAGAACAAGCTGTAAATGCTGGTGATGACATAGATGAAATAATCATAGCTCAAAGAGTAAATGAGGTAGGTCTATCTTTTGAAGATAACTTAAATCCATCTGATTACATTAAATCATTAGCATTAAGAAAAGTCCCAAAAGGTAATGTAATAAAGACAGCGAAAGAATTAAAAAAATATTCTATAAGAAGAGAAATATTAGCATCGTCTGAACAAATAGCTCGTAAGATGAAAAAAATGCCTCCAGAGGCTTCTTACAGAGATATAGTCGAGGCTTCTGATTCAATATACAATTCTAGGATTAATCTTTATGAGTTAGGCAACGATACTCCAGTTAACATCTACGAAGAGATGGAAAACTTGGTGGAAGATAGAGGTAACAACCCATTGACAGAATTTGGAATGATGGGTCCACATCCTAAAGTTAACGAGATCTATGGCTCATTACTAAGAGCAGGAAACATAACTGTTATAGTAGCTAGATCTGGAGTTGGAAAAACTCAGTTTTGTATGGATTATTCCACTAAAGTTAGCCTTGAGTATGATGTACCCGTGTTACATTTTGACAATGGCGAGATGAGTAAGGAGGAGCTTATAATGAGACAATGTGCAGCATTGTCTGGCGTACCCATGCATCTCTTAGAGAGCGGTAAATGGAGACAAGCTGGCAAAGATGTAGTTGCTAAAGTAAGAAGCGTTTGGCCTAAAATAAAAGAATTAAAGTTTTATTACTATAATGTCGGCGGCATGGATGTTGATTCAATGGTCAACACACTTAAAAGGTTTTACTACTCAAAAGTAGGAAGGGGAAACAAAATGGTTTTCTCTTTTGATTACATTAAAACAACATCAGAATCATCCGCTAATAAGTCAGAGTGGCAGATAGTTGGAGAAATGGTGGATAAATTTAAGAAGTGTGTTCAAAAGGAAATCATATATGAAGGAGAGCCTGTCATACCTATGATTACTTCTGTTCAGTCTAACAGGTATGGCATAACAAATAACAGAACAGCTCAGTCAATAGTTGATGATGAATCAATTGTTTCACTATCAGATAGAATCACTCAATTCTGCTCCCACATGTTTATATTAAGAAACAAAACCGCAGATGAGATAGAGTTAGAAGGGCCGCAGTTTGGTACTCATAAATTGATAAATGTGAAAGCAAGACACCTTGGCAGTGATATCGCTGGTGCAGTTGAGCCAGTTAGAATTAATGACACGTTAAGGAAAAATTCAATTAATTTAAATTTTATTAATTTTAATATAAGTGAGTGTGGAGACTTAAGGGATATAGCTAGGAGATTAAATGGAGAAGTTGACTTAAACACAGAAGGAGATGGAGAAACAATCCCAGATTTTGACCAGTTCTGAGCAATTCCAGGAGATATTAGAGAGCTTAGGCTACAAGCTGATTGACTGCGGGGATCATTGGAGAACACAAGCTCTTTATAGGGATGGAGACAATAAAACAGCCTTAAAAATCTACAAGAATACAGGCGTATGGATGGATTTTGTTGAAAACAAAGGATCTAAACCTTTTGAGGCTTTACTGAAAGCGACCTTAAAAGATAACAGCACAGATTTAAAAAGCGTATTATCTAAAGTAAATCTTAGTGATGTAAAAACTTACAAGAAAAAAGCTACATTAGAAATGGAAAAAATTTATCCTGAAGACTGTCTAGAAAATTTATTCCCAAACTATAAATTTTATAATAACAAGTTGATATCAGAGCAAACTCAGAAAAAGTTTGATGTTGGTTTGGCTGGTGTGGGCAAAATGTATAGAAGAATGGTTTTCCCGATATATAATAGAGAAAAACAAATTATTGGTTTTTCAGGAAGGAAAGTAGATGACAACAATAATTATCCTAAATGGAAACATATAGGAAAAAGAAACAGTTGGGTTTACCCAGCATTTAATTTAAAAACCGAAGTAGCCGAATCTATTGTAGAAAAACAAGAAGTTATTTTGATTGAAAGTATAGGAGATGCATTAGCATTATATGAACAAGGTATTAAAAACATTTTGGTTATTTTCGGCTTGTCTGTTAACAGCAATATTATTTCTTATCTTAGTGGTATGCCAATCAATCGGATTATTATCTCTACTAATAATGACGACCATAGTAAGGACAATAGAGGATTTATTGCAGCGATTAAAAATTATTTAAAATTATCACAGTACTTTGATTTAAATATATTAAGTGTAAAATTCCCACCAAAACCATATAATGACTTTGGTGATGCTCATGTAGCAAAATATAATTTAAAAGATTGGTTATCTGAAGAGATAGATCAATTGAAACAATTAGATTATATTTTAAAATTTGTTAAAAACAACACTCCTTGCTTCACTAAAAAAGAGATAAAGAATTCCTTAGTGTTAAGCAATGAATCCTCCTGATACACCACTTTCTGCAAGCAGGATCAAGACCGCACAGTCTTGTTCTTGGCTATATTGGTGTAAGTACAAGCTAAATTTACCCGATAAAAGTAATGATGGCGCTAAGAGAGGCTCTATATGCCATTTAATCTTTGAAGTACTAGGAGAAAAGAAAAGAAAAAAATATTATAATAAAATTGTAAAAGCTCAAGATATCTTTGCAGTTCCATCTATAAAAAGGCTAGTCATGAAACATGCTGTTAGAGATGAGGTGGACGACCCTGAAAACATAGAGCTTATAAAAGAAATGACCTATAATGGTCTAACTTATGATTTCTTTGGCGGTGACTTAGGTAAACCAACAAAAGAATATTCCGAAAAAGATTTTGAAATAGTTAAAAATGATGGAGAAGTATCCTATAAGATAAGAGGGTTTATAGATAAGTTATTTCTCTATAAGAAGAAGAAGTTTGCTTTGATTAGAGATTTTAAAACAAGCAAGTCTGTTTTCAAAGGCAAGGACGCAACAGATAATTTACAAGACTTAATGTACAGTCTTGCTGTAAGAAATTTATTTCCAGAGTACTCAGAAAGAGTAAGTGAATTTTTATTTTTAAAATTTGATTTAGATAACCAGTCATCTAATTCAGGCTTGATGCAAATGAAACCCTTAGATGATGAAGAGTTACATGGCTTTGAGCTGCAATTGACAGAAATACAAAAGTATTTAGATAATTTTTCTCGTAAGCATGCCGAATCTAATTTTGCCGCCTATAAAGGGTTTCCCAATGATGGTTCCTTTACTGGTAAGTTGCTTTGTGGTTTTGCTAAACAAAAAGGTGAACTTAAGTTAGATGGCAGTCCCAAATGGCACTGTTCTATGAAATTTGATTTTTTTTACTATCATGTCAAAAATAAAAATGGGGATGTTATAGCTTCTTATTTTGAAGAAGATTTTACAGAAGATTTAGTTCCAGATGGTTGTAGCTATGAAATTAAATATTATGAGGGTTGCCCTGCACATTGTTATTGACAAGAGCAGAATATAGGGTACTCTTACGGAATGCTTCCAGTATTCAAATCAACATACTCAATAGGTAAAAGTATATTAACTATAGAGAAAATATTAGAGCTTCATAAAACCCAGGAAAATAAGTTTCTTTTATTAGTTGAAGACTCTATGACTGGCTTTGTAAAGTGCCATAACTTATGCAAAGAACTTGATATTCATTTAGTGTTTGGGCTTAGGTTGACTTGCTGTAACGATGTAGAAGAGGATGATTATAACTCAGATCACAAAATTGTAATACTAGCAAAAAATGATGATGGCTGTAAGCTTTTAAATAAAATTTACTCCTTCAAAGAGCTTGAAGGTAACAGCAAAGTAGATTTTAGTTATTTAAATTCTATTTGGGAACAAGATAATTTAGATTTAGTAATACCATTTTATGATTCTTTCATACATCAGAATCAGTTTTACTTAAAAAATTGTGTACCTGATTTTACTAGTATAAAGCCAAACTTTTGGGCAGAGCAGAACAACTTGCCTTTTGACCCTATACTTAATCAATATGTGAATGACTACTGCAAAGATAAACATGATATTGAAAAAGTTAAAAGCATTCTTTATGAAAACAAAAATGATGTTGAGGCTTTACAAACATATAAAATAATTTGTGGTAGAAAATTTGGCAGACCTTCTACCTTGAGCTGTCCAAACTTAGACCACTTCGGTAGTGATGAGTTTTGTTTTGAATCATATACAAAATTAACTAATGACAAATAATAATTTAAGATTTGATAAAAATCAAAGATACGTAATTTTTGATACTGAGACTGAGGGTTTAAATTTAATAAAATCTCGGCCTTGGCAGGTTGCTTGGATTTTAGCCGAAGGAGATAAGATAATTGCAAAATCTGATAGATTTATCCACTGGCCCAACCTAAACGTATCAGAGGGAGCTGCAAAAGTTACAGGGTTCTCTATGAAAGAGTACAGTAAAAAAAGCTTAGCACCCAATAAGGTTTGGGAAGAGTTTTCTGAAGTTCTTTTTGACAACAGGAACTTAATTGTAGGTCAAAACTTATTAGGCTTTGATGTTTATATGGTTGATGTTTGGCGTAGAGCAATGGCTCGTGATTTAGACCAAGAATACATAAATAGAATTATTGATACAAAGGCTTTAGCTACAGCCATAGCAAAAGAAATACCATACAACGGTGAAAATTTTATAAGCTGGCAGTACAGGCTTTTAAATTACAGAGAAAGAGGTCTTAAAACATCTCAAGGTTTCTTATTAAAAAAATATGATATACCTCATGACCCAAAAAAGCTTCATGATGCTATGTATGATATTGAAATGAACTTTAAGATTTTTAAAAAACAGTTATTTGATTTAGAGCTATGAACATAAAAGAATATACAACTTACGATGTTCCATTTCCAGTTGGTGTAAAACTACCAGAAATTAATATAGAAAAAAAATATTATGATGAGGTTGGAGCTGCACAAGACGCAAGTAATTACCAATTCCTAAGAAAACTTTGCTTTAAAAAAGTTAAACAAAAAGGCATAGACACAAAAGATAATGCTGAGATCTACTATAGTAGATTAAAAGAGGAGCTTGATATATTTAAAGAACTTGGTTTTATTGATTATGTTCTACTCAACTGGGACATTATAAATTTTTGCATAGAAAATAAGATACCAGTTGGAGCTGGTAGAGGTAGCGCTGCGGGATCATTAGTTCTTTATGTAATTGGTGTTACTGATATAGACCCAATAGAGCATGATTTATTTTTTGAGAGATTCGTATCTAAAAGTCGAGCTAGAAAAATAGAACATAAAGGAGAAATCTATCTTGATGGAAGTTTGCTGGCTGATGTTGATAACGATATCTCTTACGATAGAAGAGCTGAGGTTATACAATATATTGAAGAAAAATTCAAAGGCAGAACATCTAAAATTTTAACCCTCAATACTCTTAGTGGAAAGCTATGTATGAAAGAGTGTGGCAAGATAGTAGAAGAGCTTTCTGAAACTAATGTAAATATAATCAGCGATAGCATACCAAAACACTTTGGAAAAGTTGCATCTTTAGATGTTGCTTATGAAGAAAGTGAGTCTTTTAAAAAGCATGCAAAAAAATACAGCAAAGCTTTTGAAATAGCCAAAAAGTTAGAAGGACTTAATAAGAATACAGGAGTTCACCCTTCAGGCATTTCAATATCATATTATGATTTAAATGATATAATGCCACTACAGTTAACTAATGACGGAGCTTTAGTTTCTGGGTACGATATGAATGATGTCGCTAGCTTGAGCGTCAAGTTTGATATCTTAGGTCTTAGAACATTATCTGTTGTGAATGATGTTTGCCAACAGTTAGGTATAGCTCAATCATCTATAGATCCTCATCATCCATCAATCTATGCTGCATTAAAAATATTAAAAAGCCCTCAAGGACTATTTCAAATTGAAGCTGAAACAAACTTTAAAGTTTGTCAAACTATAGCTCCGCAAAACCTAGAGCAGCTATCTGCTGTTGTAGCTATTGCGAGACCTGGAGCTTTAGATTTTAAAGATTTATATGCCGATTATGTCAGAACTGGTGAGTTCCAGTCTGTTCATGAATATTTTGATGACATATTGAGTTATACTGGAGGCATCCCGTTGTACCAAGAGCAGTTGATGAAGATGGCTGTAAAGGTAGGATTTAGCCTAGACGAATCTGAACAGTTAAGAAGAATTATTGGTAAGAAAAAAGTTGATCAGATGCCAGCTTGGAAAGCAAAAATCGAGGATAAGATAAAAGAAAATGATTTAGATCCCAAGATAAGTGAAGTTCTGTGGAAAGTTGCCGAGGATTCCGCGAACTACTCTTTTAACAAATCTCACTCTATAAGCTATGCTTATTTAGCTGCTGTAACTGTGTACTTAAAATTTAATCATCCTCAAGAGTTCTTTTTGAGCTTGTTAAAGTATGCTAAGTATGAGCCTAATTCTCATGAGGAGATAGCTAAAATAAGCCAAGAGCTTTCTTACTTTGATATAAAACTTCTTCCACCAGACTTAAATAAATCTGATATTGATTTTAAGATAGAAGGCAAAGATATAAGATATGGTTTAAACTCTATCAAAGGTGTTTCAGATAAAGTGTTGCTGTCTCTTTTAGAGTTTAGAGAAGATTCTTTCGACAATAAGTATGAAGTATTTATTTCTGCCAAACAGGCAGGTCTTAATATTGGAGTCCTGTCTGCTTTGATTCAAGCGGGCCTTTTAGATTCTTTTGTTTCTACAAATAGGTGTAGATTAGTGCTTGAAGCTCAAACATTT